TCGGCGGCCTTGAATCTCCAGGTGAGATTCATGCGCTCCGGCACATCGGTATAGCGCTGCCGCTGGCGTGCGAACCCGGACTCGAAATCGGTGCGTATAAAGGCCTGCTCCGGCGTGACCGAATAGCCGGAGCGGATAGGCAGTGGCAGTGTGGACGGATAGGCGGGCATCAGTTACCTCCCGCGCGATTAAGGGCGTAGCGGCGCTCAATGACCGGCGCCAGACCGCTGCCGCGCGAAATATTGCGGCCCATCATGTTTTCGATTTTCTCGACCATCACGTCGATCGTCAGCCCGGATTCATCCTGGCGCTGGCTGACCTGCCCGCCGTTTCCTGGCGATTCGATCAGATTCACATTCACTGTGACAGGCGCACCGCCACCCACCTCGGCCTGAACGCCGAGCTTGCCGTTTCTTCCGCGACTCAGGGGCAAGATAGCCTCCGGGCCAGCCTCACCCATCACACCCAGGCGGCCGCCGTTGGCAAACATGAACGGCGTTGCGCGGTTGACAACACCGCCGCTGGCGAAAGGCACAAGACCGCTGGCATCGAACGCGTTACCGTTGGCGTTGAACAGACCGTTGAAAAAACTGCCGCCCAGCGTCTCAAGCCCTTGCGCAAACGGATCAGTCACCGTTTTGCGCAACAGAATTCTGAGAATGTCCTGCTCGATGCCCTTGAGGATGTCGCTGAATTTCTTGCCGGAGATCACCGCGTCTTCGAACGCGCTGGAAAAAGTCGCGCCAAGGTCGGCCATGTAGGACTTGTTGTCTTTGAGCTTTTCGCCCATCTGATTGAATTCGTCGGTGACCTTTTTAATCGCTGCCACCTCTTCATCTGGGTCGATATAACCCTCTGAAGCAAGGAACTGAATTTCAGAAATTGTATTCATCAGGACGATCGACGGGTCCAGCATCTCCCGAATTGATTGTGCTTGCTTTTCCAGGCTGTCTTTACGCGCTTCTTCGGCGGCGGAATATTCCTCAAGGGCGAGCAATTCCTCCTGAGAATGCCTTCTTGCGCGATCGTCGAATTCCGCCCACGCCTCACGCTCTGCGTTAATTCTCTGATGCGCTTCAATTTGCTCAAGCATTGCGTTTACATTCGCACGCTGGGCGTCAGTCAGCTTGATCTGACTTGCTTCATAACGCTGAATCTCTTCACGCGTCATGCCAAGAGTCGCTGCCTGTTCTTTCAGTCGCTCGACAAAGCGCTGTGCAGCCATAGCGTCACGATCAACGCTTGTCTTTTTTGGATTCTGAGGAGGGTTCTCTTCGTTCGACTTTGCAGGGGCGGATGTTTTTTTCTGGTCTTGCGTGTCAATTCCAAGCGTAAATTTGGCGCGCTTCTCCATCGCAAGAATCTCTGCCAGGCGCTTATACGCTTCTGCATTTTTGCTGACATCAGCACCGCTTCTATTAAGCTCTAAAACGAGCTTGATTTGTTTCGCAAGTTCTCGGTTTACATATTCGAGATCACGCCTCGCCTGCGACCGCATATCCAATCCGAACTCATTTGCAAACAATCCGCCAAGACCAACCCATGCCGTATATAGCAAGCCGCCCTCTTTGGCCGCCTCGGTCATCGCGCCTGTAATTTCCACTAAGGCAGGCAGCATCTTGGTAGCTGCTTCCCGCTTGAATCCGTCGAAAGATTTTTGCAACCGAGTCAGGTTGTCATTGAATTGCTCAGCGGCCTTTGCAGCCTCGTCATCAACAATTTGCCCAAACGCCTGCGCTTCGTTTGCCATATCTCGCAGGCCGCTGCTGCCCTGATTCAAAAGCGGTATCAGGTCAGCGCCCGATTTCCCCAAAAGGCGAACAGCCAGCGCGGTTTTGTTGGCACCGTCCGGCATATCCTTAAAGCGATCAGCCAGCTCCTTAAGAACCGCATCCGCACCTTTAAGGTTGCCTGCAGAATCTCGAATGTTGATGCCTACGGCAGAAAAAGAATCGCTTGCCTGCTTGCCGCCCTCCGCCGCATCAAATAGCGTGGTATTTAAGCGACGAAGCCCGGTCTGCAACCCTTCAAAACTGACGCCGGAAAGGTCACCGGCATATTTGAGAGCGGAAAGCTCGCGCGTTGTAACACCTACTTTTTGCGCTGCCTTACCCATTTCATCGTTAAAATCAGCAGCCTGTTTGACTGCCAGTGCAAATGCGCCAACACCTATCCCGCCAAGCAATCCAGCAACAGTCGTCAAATTGCCCTTGATACTGTTAAAGGCAACTTTTGTGCGATCCTCTGCGCTGATGATTATTTTTGCGTTTTCAGTGGCCATTCTGTTCCAGCTTATTTAAAAATTCATCCGGATCGGATTCTTCCTCTGGCGCCTCCTGCTGCCATGCCGGCCCTCGCACGAAGTCATCAGCGACATAAGGCTGTGGTTTACGCTTCGGGTCACGATTGACATTTGCAATCGTGCTTGCCACGATCCCAGCCCTTAAATCCGAAGCCAGATCGCCCCACGGCTCGCGCATATAAAGCACCTGCCAGTAACCGAATTCCTCCGCCGTCATCGCAGCCTTGAGCTCTTCCACCGTTCGCCCGAGCGTCCTTGCCAGGAGAAAGAGGAAGCGCAGCTCAGGCTGCGCTAGGAGTTTTTTTCCGCGACCTCCGCGTCAAGCCCGGAAAGGCGTCTTGCAACTTTGAACAGTTCAAGACACTCGGAAAAATTCGTGGCGCCATGAATCTCCCACTCGGCCTCAGTAAAGACTGGCGCCCCCTCTGCATCTGTCACAGTCATTGCCAGCAGCTGCGATAGTGGAGCTCCGCCGGGAGAGCTCAAAAACTTGATGCGATCGGTAAGCAAGAGACCTGTCACCACGACTTCGCCACCAAGACTGGGCATGGGCGCGGTCTCTTTTGGCAGCACCGGCGATTTCATATCGCCTTTTTTTAAAACGGCCATCAGCTGTTATAAACCGTAGGTTTGCCAAACATGGTGATCACGGCTTGCGTTGTCACCTTGTCCATGGCATTTCCACCTGGCAAGCCGCTGAAGCCAATATAGCCGAGGAAAATCACCTTCTTGCCGCTGGCAAAAGTAATGCGGATTGCCAGCCGAAGCTGGCTGTCAGATGCCTCCTTCAGCGCCGCAAAAGATGCGTCCGATGGGTCCCAAATACATTCCATCGTGAAGGTCGCAGGGTTAGGAAGCCCGGGCACCTGTTTTTTGACGTTGTCGTGAATGGTCGTGACATCGATAAAATCGAAGTCGCCGCCAGAAGCGGAAACATTGGTCGCAGTAGAGAGACCTGTGCCGAATGTAATCACTTCAAATGTGCCGCTGGTAAAGGTGTCGAACAGGGTGGTGTCGATCCCTTCCAGTTTGAAGGTATTGGCCCCAGTATCAACATCCTTGACTCGCGCCACGATGCCGTCGACCTGATACATTCCGGCAGCATTAATTTTCACGTAATCGCCATTTGATGGATCGGCGCCTGTATAAGCCACAAGGCCTTCGCTGGCTTTGCTGATGCTGTCGATTGTGATTGCCGCTGCCGATGCACTTTCAACTGCTACAGCCACGTTTTTCCATAAAGAAACATTTGCCATTTTTCTACTCCTTAAGCGGAAACGTCAGGCGTCGCCGCCTGGTTAAAATAAAGTGCCGTAAAACTCATGCGGATCTCACCCACTTTTCGGTCAGTCTCGTCACTGATCGAAATCTTGGTGCTATAGAGCTGGATGCCACTGACCAGCCCGTTCAGCGTGTTGGCCGTGGTGCTGGCGTTGATGGCGATCTCCACTTCTTTCGCTATGCCATCCAGCGTGTCGTCCACATCCGCGACGGCTTTCGCCTTGCCGATGACCTCGATGTTCAACGTGCGCTGCTGAAGCCCGCCGATATCCGCCTGCTCCACATCCTCTTCAGGGGTCATGATGATGAGGCCGGGCAGTTGGTTCTCCTTCAGGTTGCTGACGCTGCTCTGGTATACCCGGCTGCCGGTGGTCGTCAGACCGGTCAATAATGTCGCCACCGCCTCCCGAATCTGCCGCCGCAAATGGTTCGCCATCAGCTGCGCTCCAGCACGATCTGCACGACGCCGGTGCCGTCCGGCTGCACGTCCACCAACTTGTAGTTGGTGCCGGAGATCACCAGGGCATCACCCTCCGCCCAGCCGTTGAAATCGCTTTCCCGCGCTGTGCAAATCGGCGTGGTTCCGGACACATCCAAACTCTCACCGTAGGCGTTATCGAAAATCACCGGGACTGTCGTTGTGCCTTTCCATAGCGCCGAAACCGCGAATT